CCCCTTGATTAGATAGCTGCCAGCATGACCTGCGCACCTTGCGCTTCTTGCCAAAATAGCTCGCCCCACATACATCGCAGGTAGAACGGCCTGCGTGCCTGGCTGACATCAGCCGGAGCTGCATCAGCCGTTCCTGTCTGCGAAGTCCTTGAGCAGCGTCTTGGACAGGTGGAAGTCGTGGCAGAAGGCGCACTGGTACACGCGCAGGTTCGGCACGCCGCGGTCGGCGGCTGCCTGCCCCGCGCCCTCCGCCGTGGCGTAGCGCCGCTTGCCCTGGCAGCTGCGCTCCATCGCTTCGAGCGCATCCTTGCCCACGTTCTCCTCCATCTCCTCCGCCTGCAGCTCCAGCTCCGTGGCCTGGAGCCGCAGCTTCCCAGCGATGTCCCTAAGCAGCCTAGGGTTGGGCATGAGCTACCCTCCATTCAAGCAAGGCCGCCTCGACCTCGAAGCGGTCTAGGTAATCCCAATTCTCCAGGAGGTCGTCGATGCCGTGGCGCGCCACGTGCCTGGCGATCTGGTCCATCGGCAAGCGATGCCCGCGCAGGCAGGGCAGCCCGCCCATGCGCTCCGGGTCCGTCCAGATGTGCGCGGTGTTCATCGCGCCAACTCTTCCTTGGCAGCCTCCTGCACCTCGTCGAGCTTGGCCGGCTCCTCCGCCTCGTCCACCGCGCCGTCGGGCAGCTCGCCCCAGCCCAGGTTCGCCAGCGCCTCCTTGTAGCTGCGGCTCTTGGCCCCGATCGCCCCCACCTCCTTGGCCAGCCACATCGTCGACCAGCGGTCGTCGAAGCCCTCCGCGAAGCTCAGCTTAAGCTGGCACTTGTTGAAGGGGCGCCGCACCTGGTTCTTGGCCGCGCGAACGTGGATGTAGACCCCGTCGCGCGACTCGGTCTGCTTGCCCCGCATGACGGACAGCCGGATGGCCGCGAACGCCTTGATGGCGTTACCGCCTGGCGTCGTCTCGGGGTCTCCGTACATGACGCCGATCTTCATGCGTACCTGGTTGAGGAGGACGACGGCCACTCGATGTTCGGCGGCAAGTCGTACCAGGAGCGGGAGCGCGCGCGACCAGACCCTCGCCTCCTCCGCCACCGCAGCATCGCCCGAGAGTCCCTCCTCGACCGCGCGCCTACACTTGATTCCCGCCACGCTGTCGAGACCGACGAGCATGTTGCGGTTCGCGGGCTTCTGCAGGATGGCGTTCTCGGTGATGGCCAGCCACTCTTCGAGGTGCTTGGGCTGCTGGACGACGAGCCTGTCGGGGTCGACTCCGTGCAGCTTGGCCCAGTCCTCGTCGAACTTGTTCTCGGCGTCGGTGAAGTTGGCGATGCCACCTTCGCGCTGGCAGCTGGCGAGAAAATGGCACAGTAGGGTGGTTTTGCCTCCTCCCTCTGGCCCATACACCTCCACCACGCGTCCGTAAGGGATGCCACCACACCCAAGCACATGCCGATCAAGAGCAGCAAGCCCGGAAGGGCATACGTCCGTGATGCGGCTCCAGCTGCCCTGAGAGAGCAGCACCACCGATCCTTCGCCGTGCTTCTTTGAGAGCTTCGAGGCAAGTGCCTCCTCGGGGGTCTTGGCCAGGGTTCTACCTCCTTGAATTGCCTGCGGTCCTACGATTTTCGGCGCCCCCTGCCGGTGCTGCCCCGGCAACCTCCGAGGTCCATGGTCTCGGCGCTCTGCTGTTGAGCTAAGGGGACAAGGCGGGCTTGCCACGAAGGGCTTCGCTGGAACAACCCAGCAGGCGTGCCCGCGACGCCCTAATGCCTGTTACGACAGGTCGGGGTCGTCCGCGATCGAGCCGCCGGCAGGCAGCTCCTTCGGCGGGAACTCCGTGTCACGCCCCTCCAGCAGCGCGACGACCTGGTCGGCCGGCATGGCGCGCACGTACCCGCTGAGGTCGTGCATGCCCTCCAGCCACTTCATGTCCTGCAGGGGCTTGGGCCCCGTGCGCCCCAGCTCGCACTTGTACTTCGTCTGCCGGTCGACGCCCTCGCGGTTGATGATGACGTTCATGCCGGTAGTCGGGTGCGTGTAGTTGACGCCGGGCTCGCCGGTCTTGTCGTCCGGCACCATGAAGCCCAGGAGGTCCCGGTAGGTCCCCTCGGCAACGCGGAGCACCTGCACGCCCTTCTCGGGATGCGTCATGTCCACAACATTGCAGTAGGCTTCTCGCTTTACGCGCATGCGGTTGGCCATCTGGCGGTCGGCCTCGTTGCCGCTACGGTAGAGCGCGCTCACCTTCTCGCACGCCGGGCAGGGCTCGCCCAGCGTCTTGTCGGGGCACTGGAATGAGCGGAAGCTGCTGCCCTCGCCCACGCCATGCACCCAGAACACCTTGAACGGTCGCTTCTCGCCGGGCGGTGGAGGCAGGATGCGCAGGACGTTCCTGCCCTCCTGCAGCTTCATCGTCGGCTTGTTGCTCTTGGTGGACTCCCACTCGCCCTTGATGTCGTCGAGGTCAACTTCTCCGTATAGCTGCTGTGACATGCTGTTCGTTGCTCCTGTGTGGTTGATGCGGGCCTTTAACGGCCTGCGAACAGCTTGTCCTCCAATTCCGCTACGGCGTCTCGCCGCGCATGCTTGACCATCGGATCCCCTGATAGCTCCGCCCGCTGGTGCGCGCCGATGGACACGAGCATGTCCTTCTTCGCGTAGAGCGGATCCATCACCTTGTGCTTGAAACGCTGCTTGTTGGCCTCGGCCTCCAGCGCCATGTCGCGCGCGAGCTTGACGCGCTTGTCCATGCGCACCATCGACGCGAGGACCTTCTCCGTCTGCCCGTCCGCCTTGTTGGCCCGCAGCTCCAGGTAGACCTCGGCCTCGATGTCCTCGCGCTGCTCCTCTAGAGCAGCGGCGCGGGCGATGGCCAGCGAGTAGCGCTCGCCGTAGTAGGCGAGCTGCGCAGGGAACGCGACGAACTCGTCGCGCAGCATCCCCGGGTTGATGGCTACTGCCTGGGCTTCCTCGTCCAACCTCTCAGCCATTCATTGCTCCAGCTTCCGCAGATTACCGAGGTCCGGACCGACCTCGCAGTCGACCTTCAGAGGGACCATGCGAGTGGGCCACGATAGCATGATGGCCTTCGCAGCGCTCGCGTAATCGCGCACGCGAGCCTCGGGAACCTCGGACACCAGCTCGTCGTGGATGGCCAGGATCAGGCGCCCAGGCAGGTCGCCGTCCTGCTGCTGCTGCACGATCTCCACGAGGCTCGCCAGCGTGTACTCGCTCGCGGTGCCCTGGATGGGGTGGTTCTTGGCGATGTTGCGCGGGTCGCGGTCAGGTGCCGCGTCACTGCTCGCGTCCTCGCCGATGGACCACAGCGCGCGCCTGCGGCGGCAGCCTGCCCAGTCGGTCCACACCTCGCCGTTGACCTGCGCGTCGGCCACGAGCCGGGACTGGTAAGCGGCCATCTTGGGGAACGCGCCGAGCACCAGCGCGCGCATCTCCTTGGCCTTGTCCACCGTGGTGCGCAGCTCCTCCGCGAGCCCCTTGTCCCCCTTGCCGAACACCAGCGAGAAGTTGACGATCTTGGCCCCCTTGCGCAGGTCGATGGCCCACTTCTCCCCGTCCGTGCCGTTGCCGTAGGCGGCCAGGAACTCCTCGCGGGACTTCCCGAGCTGGAGCTTGGCCATGAGCACCCCCGTCTCCGTGTGAAAGTCCCCTCCCTTGCGGAACGCCTCGCACATGGCCTCGTCGCCAGACAGGTCGGCCAGCACGCGCAGCTCGATCTGGCTGTAGTCGATGGACACCAGCACGTGGCCCGGGGCGGCCACCCAGCATGCGCGCGTGCGCTGGCCAGCCTCCCCCTTGCCGGTGAGGTTCTGCAGGTTGGGGTCGTTGCTGCTGAGGCGGCCAGAGCGGATGACGTTGTAGGTCGTGTGCACGCGCCCGTCGATGCCCACGTGCTTGAGCATGGGCAGCCCGTAGGTGCTCCGCTGCTTGGCCACCTGCTGCAGCTCCAGGATGATGCCTACGAGCGGGTGCTTCTCCTTGAGAGGCTCCAGCGCCTTCTTCGACGTCGAGGGCTTCGGGACCCCCTTCTTGCCGCCCTTCGTCAGGACCTTGGTGCTGAGCCCCAGCGTATCGAACAACAGCTTGGAGACCTGCTGGTTGCTGCTTGGGTTGAAGACCGGCGGGACCTCGGGCGTAGCGCGCAGCCTTGCGTCCAGCGAGTCGTAGCGGGCCCCTAGCCAGGCGTCGTACTCGCGCACGCGCTGCTCGCTGAGGAGCGCACCCCAGCGCTCCACCTGCGCGAGCGCCATGATGGCAGGCCGCACCAGGCGCCTCCACACGGGCACGTGCGGGTCGAACCTGCCTGGCTTGGAGAGCAGCGCGTGGACGCGATGGGTCACGACCACGTCCCTCCCGTTGTAGGCGTGCAGGACGTTGGGCTCCAGCTTGCCGTAGGCCTCGGACTTGTCGTCGTCCTCGCCCATCTGCGCCTCGGTGAACTTCTTGTACCCCCCGTAGCCGACCTTCCAGGCGAGCACGCCGAGCTTCGCTGGGGAGTCCGACTCCAGCAGCTTGTGCATGATGCCGGTGTCGTACTCGAACCCGCGCACCTCCACCCCGAACTCGCGGTAGAGCCCGTTGATGTCGTACTTGAGGAAGTGCCCGCCCTTCGGGATTGCTGGGTCGGCCAGAAACGCCGCGAACGCTCGCCTGACAGCAGGTTCGGCGAGCACCGCGTCGGGCAGCACGTGCGCCAGCCCGTCGCGCTCGCACATGCCCACGCACAGCAGCCGCCAGCTGGCCTTGAACGTGTGCCCAACGTTCTCGATGTCCAGCGACACGGGCACGCCTGGCTGCAGCGCGGCGAGGTAGGCGACCGCCTCCGCAGGCTCCCACAGCACGCGCACGTCGCCCTCTGGTGGGGAGGGTAGCGGGACCTTGAGCGCCCACTGTAGGTCCTCCTCCAGCTGCCTCCGGATGAACCT